ACGCTTCGTAACCCAACACCGCCCTTCGTTGCGATTTTTAGCTTTGACAAAGAAGCGGAAAGAGCGTCTATACCATTAACCGCCGAGGTTGAACTCGACTGTACCTCTAACTCGAGAGATTCGATTGTAGTTGGCATAATACTCACTTCCTTTCTTCAAATCGTTTGTTATTTGCGACCATGTACGCTTGCATATAACGTACACCTTTTTGTGCTTTTTCCTTTTCCTTCTTGAGTTTAGCTTCCTCAACAGTTCTCTTGTTGATAGGATATGCTTCCTCAACATAAGGTTGGGGTTTAGTTCCCTTTTTGGCGAAAGCGTGTAGGACAGGAGCGATTCGGATAATTGCGTCATAGACGTACATACCCTGTAACCATGCTTCTTGATTTACTCGCTCCTTTCTGATTTCCTCCGCTTTGCGATAATACTTCGTCAGAGTACAATCTTTATCCCAATACTGTTCTTCCGTCATACCTATTGATAAGTAATAGGGGAACTTGTCGTAAAAAATCTCCGTATAAGGAAAAGGGGAAGCAGAGCGATTCTCACGCTCGCTCCCCTTGTTAGCGGATTCATCATTGGACAGTGAACCACTTACCAGCTCGCTGTCCAGCTCACGTTTCCCTCGGATTCTTCGGGTTCTTCAACCAGTGCCATAATCGGCTCGTTATACATTTCTGCCAGCTTACCGATAAGCTCCTCCTTGCCAGTCATTTTAGCGTAGATAGCGTCAATGACCTCCTGTTTCACAAATCTGTGATGTGCAAGGAACGCACCAGCGAAAAGAGTAGGCAGAGTGGACATAGGTTTAGTCTCAACCTCTGCGGCTACAAAGCCCTTCTTTTCCATTTCGGTAACTGTTCTGCGAGTGAACTCAAGTGTATACTCTTTGTCCTCGTAAGTGAATTTCAACTGTTTAGCCATGATAAATTATCCTCCTTAAAAATTGTGCTTACGCTTCCTCGTCCATGCTGATAGGAGTAGAAGGTGCAATAGTGATAGTCATGTCAACTACCTCGTTTACACCGCCACCAACAGGGAATACGGAAAGCTGACCCTTAAACTTGAACTTACCGTCAGTACCAGTAGGAGTAACGGTATCGCCGCTTTCAGTACCACCGAACCACACAGCGTACTCGTTCTCAATACCCTCAAGGGCTTTCAGAGACTTGTACTCGTCAAAGGTGTAGTTAGAAGTGAACTCGAGAGCGTCAATGTTCTGAATACCCGGAATATAAGTCTGCATTTTGTCAGACAGAGTAGTAGTCTCCAACATTTCGGGAGAACCACCCAAATCCGGGAACTCTTTAATGTCAATGAGCTTTTCCCATGCGGATTCAGCCTTCTTCATCAAAAAGATTTTGTAAGTGCTAATAGCCATGATTCTTTACCTCCTGTAAATTACTTTGTTTTTAGATACGATTGCTCTATATCTGCCTACCATACGGTAGATTGTTGCGTCTTCCTCATTTGGAACAGGTGTCAGCATGGTTCGTGTAAAGCCGAGTGCTAAAAGCTGTTCGTCTATAAGAGCGATAATACTCTTGCATTGAGCTTTCTTACCTGTCTTGAGGTTCGAGTAGACGTTCACCTCATATAGCACTTCAACGTGATTCTCATTACTGTCGGTTGTACGACTTTTGAGATAAGGCTGATTGTCTGTTTCCACGAGAGAAACGCAAGGGAAAGAAGGTGGAGATTTAACATATTCACCTGTCATATAGATGTTTTCAAACTTCTCACGAACCTTTGTGGCTACGGTATTGAAGATTTCAGTTTCAATGTCAATCACCCGAACACCTCCTTTGCGATTTGTGCGATTTCATTACAAACGGTTGTCACAGCTCGGGTCATTGGCATACGAGCCGGAGTACCATGTGTCACATGAATAACACCGTTTTCGTCTCTATAACCCCACGATTTTTTCTTACCGTTTTCACCGAAACTTCCGATTGTAAAGCCCAACTCCGCACCATGAGGGTGAGGAGAAGAACCGGGAGAGCCATTATGATAGACACCAGCACCAAACTCAACCCAAATAGCGTCCTCGCCATTCGCAACAACGACAGTAACCGCCCCTCGGTTATCTACCGACACATCGACTTGTGCTACTCGGCTTTGCTCCGAGGACTTCACACCATTTGTAATAGTGCGGTAGGTATCGTCAACAATCGCACCGTTGAAACCCTGTTGAGCTTCTTCGGCTAATCTTTGAGCCACCCGGTCTCGGAACTTATCGACTTTTTTCAAAAAGTCTCGCTTGTACTGTTCTAATTCTTTAATAGCTCTATCAATGTCTTGCTCTGATAATCCAAATGAAATTTTGTGTTTAGCCACTTACCATCACCTTACTGATTGCGATAGACACAGCGTTCATACTCTTGGCAACCTTCTTCACGACATAATCGTGGGGGGTTACGACTTCGCCGGATTCGTTGACAATCAACTTACCGTCTTCATCGACTTGAGGAACAGTGTCTACCCACAGTATTGTGTACTCGTCAATCGCCGGAGCGTCTGCGTCCATGACAATAACCTTGTCGTAGGATTCATTCTCACCGAACTGTCGAGTTTGGGTTTCACCCTTTGCGGCAGAGATATTGGCGAAACATTCAATCGGATTACCATGTTTGACATTGTATTCGCCTGTCAGATTTCCGTACTCGTCTGTCACAGGCTCTTTGCTCTCATAGAAAGCGTAATGGAATTTGACCTTGTTTCTCACCATGCACTTCATCGTATCACCCCACAATGAGGTGTGACCGCTTTCAGCATGGAAGCTGGTACATCTGCGTTCTCGTAGGAACGAGAGATACCGTTTTCCGAGTGAGAGGTCTGTCCTTCTGCACCTCGCTTATTTAGCAAGTAAGCGGCAATCTCGAGTTGGAGAGTGTCGTATTTGGAAGGAACTTCGGTAACATCGTCCTTGTACGGATAAGCTCGGGCGATGATTTTCTTACCAGCGATTAGGAGATAAGTGGATAACACCTCGTCAGTGTCAGAGCCACCGACCATCGCTTTCAAAGCTGTGAGCTTTTCTTGTTCGGTCATGTTATCCACCTCCAATCATTAACCAGCAGAGACAGTAATCTTAACCGCCTTTGTAGCGTCAGTGAGAGCCGCAAGGTAATACTTACGAGAGTAAATATCATTCTTACGAACATCTGCGTCACGTTCGGTTTCAACCTCTGTACCCTTCTTGTTGAAGATAGTAACCGCTTCCTTGGTAGCAACAATTACAGTGCCAGCCACAGCGTCCTTCTTGGTATAGATGTTTACACCAGCGACAGTGCCAACATAGCCGGAACGAGCGAAGCTCTCAACATACTTGAGGTCTTCACCGAGATTCTTACGAATAGCCGCCATATCATCAGCACATACGAAAGCGAAAATGCTTACACCCTCGATACGCTCAAGGTTGAGCTTCGCCACAGCGTCAGCAAATGCACCGAAGTTGAGTGCGTCTGCATTAACAGTAAGAGTAGCCTTGTTGAACTCTGCGAACACATCAGCGTTTACAGTGTTGAACATATCAGTACCCATGTGACGGAGACCAACAGGAACAAGCATAGGGTCAGTCATTTCCTGTTCATCGTAGTAAGTGAAGTGGTTCTGTGCTAACAGAATCTCGTATTCCTGTTCAGCGTAAGTAACTTCGATTGCCTTGCTGTTACCTTCGCCCATAGCGAGCTTTTCAGTACCATCAGTAGCAGAATAGACGTTAATCTTACGCTTCATGCCAGCAGTACCCACAAGGGAGTTATCAACAGTACAGAACTGCTGTAAATCCAAATGGGAGTTAAACTGGTCTTCAATCTCGTTAGAGAGATAGAAATTATCATAAATCTTATGAGCCATTATTCTTTACCTCCATATAATTCTTTGTATTCATCGGGGTGTTCCACAGAGTAAGCGTAACGCTCCTGTGGGGTCATTTTGCGGAGCTTTTCAAGCGTCATAGTCTTGGAATCTCCGTCACCTGTCGGTTTAGGTGTATCTTTAAGGGCTTCCGCACGAACCTTCTTTTCAACAGCTTCGAGGTGCTTCTTCTGATTTGCGAACACCTTTGCGGTATCACCGTCAGCCATAGCTTCGGCAGTTTCCTGTGCCAGCTTCTCGTCATAACCCATGCCGAGCAATTCAGCCTTGTGTTCGGAAACGGTACTCTTGCGAAGCAGAGCTTGATAATTCTTCTCTAACTCCTCACGTTCCTCTTTTTCCTTCTGCTTTGCGGCTTCATCGTCCGTCATTTTGTCCTTGAGCTGTTTCTTGGTATTCGCCAACTCGGAAGCGGTTCTATCGAACACGTCCTTCTTTACATAGCCGCTATAATCCGGGTCGGGCATATCAAAGCCCTCCAAAGCGGCAATTTTCTGTTCCGGGGTCATGTTCTCATAACCCTCGATTTTGGTAACATCTACCTTTGCCATACGAAAATCCTCCTTGTCTTTTTACGTTTTCTGTAACGATGTTTGCGATTTAAGGTTTCTCTACCTTTTTGCGTTTTAGGGTCTTCTCTGACCTATATAGAAGCGGCGAACCGCTTAAATATCATCGTCCGGGTCGTTGTTATCACCTTCGCCCGGTTCATTCTTCTTCATACTTTCCTCGATTTTCTTCTGCTGTTCCTCGTAATATTTCATACTCATGGTGTACGCAGATTCACTATCAGAGAACATACCCGAGTGCTGGAAAGCGAGCTGTGGGTGAATCTTCGGATTCTTGAGCATAGTGTCAAGTACCTGTGATTTACTCTGAATGTTCTCGTAATTTCTACGAGTGAACTTCATATCAATGTCCTTCAAACGAAGGTTGAGACCTCCGAGGTCACGACAGATACGAAGTGCCAGCTTGAGCATTTTCTTTTCGGAACGCTTGAAGATATTCTCACTATCCTTTGCTCGAGCTTCTGCGTCAGACCAACCATCACGAAGCTGAACCGCCGCTCCTGTGTCGGAGGTTGAAGAACCACCGTTACGATTTGGCATACCGCAAATGGTAAGTACCGCTTCGTAGTAATCGTCCTTCAAGGTCTGTGACTGTGTTTGGTTAAGCTCGGTAGTAACCACGTCCACATCGGCAGTCTGACCGTCTACGGATTTCACCTTGATAGCTCCCAATTCCAAAAATTCTAAATATTCGTCCTTGGAAATATCGCAGTTAATGAACTTGATAAAAGCCTGTATCAACTGTTCCATACCGTCCATTCGGTTACTTCCCACATTGTTGATTGCGTCCAAAAGAGGAAGCACAATCTCGAAAGCACCCAAACGAGCGTTGTTTGCCGGATATTCAAAAATCGGAATCATGTCGAGAGCATGAGGTTTTTCCTCCATGACGATACCATCGTCAATGAGGTAATAACGATTCTCCGTATAAATGGAGTAATGGGTAATCTCGTTATCGTCCTTGCTATACTTAACTGCCATCATAGGCTTGTTGCCGATTTCATTTGAATAGACCACGAAAGTGTCTCTTGGGTCGAGAGTGAACATTTCAAAAGGAGCTTCGTCCTCCTCATTCACATCGTCCGGCAGAAGTAAGCGGAAAGCAGTACCACAAATCATTTGCCACTCAACAACCTCTTGGTCTTGAGTTGCTTTGTCCTCTGCGAACATGAACTCGTTGAGCTGGTTGATTTCATTTACTACCTGTTCGTTACCGTTGCGGCTCACATACTGGATAGGTTCACCACAGAGATAACCAACTTTGAAGGAGACAATCTCGTTTGCTCGGTTCTCCATAATCTTGTTACAGATTTCCGGGCGAACTTCTTTCTTTCGGTATCTGATAGGCTGTTCACCTTTGTAATACCTGTAAAGATAATCAATCTCGCTTCGATTTAGAGCATGAGTTTCAAGGGCTTTCGCCAATACGTCTTGCACATTGTCTCGAGTGATTTCTCGCTCGCTGGTCTTGATGATACGTCTGCCACTCATAAGGCGAGTTTCGCTCAAGACCTTTGTTTCATCGACTACGTTTGCCACGATTGCCCCTCCTTTCCACAAAAATACAAAATGGGTGCATGAATTACATTCGAGGACTGAACCTCGTGCAATCATGCGCCCATAAAATAAATCTACTTATACCTATACTATTATAGCAACAAAGTTCTCAAAAGTCAAGTTTCTAATTCTGATTATTAGAATTATTTGTGGAAAACTTTGTGGAAAATGTGGAAAAACGGAATTACCATGGACGTTTGAAGATTTCCACGCTGTTCCCGGTCAAACTCTGTGCAAATTCAGCATATTGAGCCATGCCATCGGGAACATCATCGTTTTTATTCTTACCAGCAACGGTATAAGAACAGAGCATATCCATCATTTTTCCGTAGTCACTCTTTCGGGTGTAAAGAGAGCTGTCCTTGAACAGACAGTGTTCCTTGACCCATGCCGAGTTGACGATGATTTTCGTCTCCTTATTGGCAGTAGTGAACTT